CTATCTGATAGATTCAGAAACCTCGAAAAGAACAATAAAATCTGCGACGACCAGAAGCTCTTGAAGGATCGCCAGATAAAATTGCTCAAACGCGATTTGAGAAAGGAAAAAATAAAAACCTGGCTCTTTGGAAGCAGCGGCTTGATAGTCGGAGTCTTGGCTATTATAATAATGAGATAAAAGTGAAAAAAAACGATATTTTTTACTTAATATATACCATATAAAAAATTAAACCAAAAAATGAAACACATCAGACAATTTGAAAGTTTTAGAGTTCAAAAAAACAGAGAAGAGATAATCAAAGAAGCTGTTCTTCAAGTGAACGATATCTATAAGGTTAAAACTATGATCGACATTTCTCAATCATTGATAAATTCTTATGTTAAGAAAGTTAAAGACACGACAGGAAAAAACCTTCGCCAGTTTTTCGGTGATGTTGACATCGCTGAAGAAATTGTAAAATGGGTAACTCTTAACAACATAGACGTTGAGAAGATTCCTGGAAACGCTTTAATGGGCGGACCACAAGGTCAAGGACAGGTTCAGGTACAGACTGAAGGCGAGCCACAAGCTCAACCGCAAGCTCAGACTCAAGCTCAACCACAAGCTCAGGTACAAGAAGGCGAGTTTGAAGAGCCACAAGGACAAGAAGAAGGTCAAGGACAAGAAGAAGGTCAAGTACAAGAAGAAGGTCAAGGACAAGAAGAAGGTCAAGGACAAGAAGAAGGTCAAGGACAAGAAGAAGGTCAGGCACAAGAAGAAGAAGGTGAAGAAGAACTTCCAGTTTAATCAAATCCAGAAACTATAAATTAAAAAAACTCATCAGAAATGATGAGTTTTTTATTTAATATATACTAAAATAATAATAATAATATATGAAGTATATAAAATTATTTGAAGGTTTTAAAGAACTAGAGTTTATAAATACTGCAACCTATAAAGGATATTTTAAAAACAAATTCCAACCAGGTGACGTTGATAAACTTCTTGAATGGAGATTTAGGCTAAAAAACTTGAGAGATGATTCTGTTGATCAATTTGATATAAGCAACTATGATAAAGAAATCAAAGCCGTTGATTTTATACTATCAAGACATTTTTAAAAAATAGAAAATAATATATAGTATATGAGATACCTAAAAACGTTCGAAAGCCATAGTAGTAAAGACATTCTTATTGTAGTTGATGTACAAAAATCGTTCAAAGAATTTTTCAATGACGCATATTTGAACGAACTGAAAAAATATTGCAACAGATTCGATAGAGTCTATCAAATCTGGGACAATCATGTCGACGGGAAGAATGTCGACAAGGACTATCTCTATGATGAAGATCCTGAAATCCCAGTACACAAAGACCTATATCATTTTCCAAACCAGGCAGAGCTTATCGAGAAGAGGTACAACTACGACGTGGATGCGGACTTCTACAAAAAAATTCTTAGCCCGGACATCTATAAGGAAGTAAGCGAAAAAGAAGACGCTAACGAGCTGAAGAAAGGAGACTTCTTTCCAACAAACGAAGGAACTCTCATAGTCTATGTTGCAAACAATCATAAATGGTACCACATGCCAAAGAAGCTGCATGAGCTTTTCGAGGAAGTTGTCGAGGCACAAAGCGTAAATGAAGGATTGAATGAGGTTCGAGACGTCATTCTCGTAGGCGGTGCTGATGGGGAATGCCTTACCGATATCGAAACCGCCGCAGTGGCGATGGGTGTGAAGCTAAAAAGAAATGAAAGATATATCTACTCCGCTTCGAATTGTCCTATAAAATAATATTATATATGCCTGCCAAGTCAAAGCAACAATTCAAATACATATACGCTATGCGTAGAAAGTATGGCAGCAAGAAGAAGGCTCCTAAAAGAATGAAGTGGGTATTCGACAGAGAATGGACCGACGTAAGCTTCAAAGATCTTCCTAATAAGATAGGAGAAAGCAATATCTATGGATATTCAGATTTCTTGTCAGAAGTATATTGCAAGAGCTAGGCGACTACTAGATATACATCTAAGTCCTTTATCTGGAAGTAAATTTCCATGTATTCCTGATACCTTTCAGGATCCTCGAAAAAAGATACAGTAAGAACATAGTCTATACCACTTATTTCCGGAATATAAGATGCAATCTGCTGCTTGAGATCCTTCTCTATCGTATCCGAAGATAACCTTGTCTGGTGCAAGTAGTATGGCAAGTCTCCTCCAAACTCTGTGTCGAAGAAGACTTCTCCTTTGTTCGTGAATAGGATCATTTCCCATTTTTGAACGATTACTCTTATGACATCGTCTTCTATGAGATCCAATGATCTAAATCTTGGGTGTCCAGGGTATCCTAGGTAAAAGTCGGTAAAGTTAAAGTTCATAAGTTATATATTAACTTTGGCATATCCTTTATTTCAAAATATCTCTGAACTTTCCTATTATCGTCATGCCTAATACAATCGGATCCGTGTTTGTTTCCAATTTGCTTGTATAGTCCGCGATGACATAGTTGCATTCGAACAGCTTGTCTACGCTTTTCCCGTTTTCTATAGACCAGTCTATGAATGGCTTGCCCAATAGCTTTATCATGGAATCAATCTTCTCCGCTCCAAAATTCGCCATGAGAAAGTGGTATACGCTTTCGTAGCTTCCGCTCTCGTATAGAAAGCTATACAAGTCGGCCTTTACTTTGTTGGACACGTTGCTCGCGCCGCTGTTTACCTCTCCTGTTTCCAGAAAGTCTTGCGTTTCCACGAGTATATTCCTGAAATCGGGAAATTTCTTGTTTATTATCGATATAAGATTGTCTTTCGAAATCTCTTTGCCTTCTTTGGGAAGAATGGTGTTCTGTATTCTCTTGTACAGCTCTATCTTTAGATGTTTCTCTTCTTCCGCATCTATACAGTCGAAGTTCACGGTCTTTATCCTGGACTTGAGCCCATCCGAAATCTTGTTTATGTGATTCGTGGTTATTATGAACCTCACACTGTTGTTGTACTTTTCGATGAAGGCCTTGAAGGCGTCTTGAAATTGTGCGGAAACTCTTTCGAACTCATCAAGGAAAACGTATTTTATATCAGAGCTCGATTCGAACATAGGCGTGAACTTGCAGAAATTCTGTATTTCTTCTCTGAGCACTTCGATAGAAGTATCCAAAGAGCAGTTTAGCTCTAGATAAGGAGTTTCTTTGCTGTATTTTCCGACGAGTATCCTGGCCAAGCTGGTCTTCCCGGTTCCGTAGTGTCCGTAGAATATGTAGTGCTGGTTGACTCCGTTCTCGAACTGCTTTTTTATCCTTGGCAGAAGTATTATATCTTCGAGACTTTTAGGTCTCCATTTTTCCCAGAGCAATAGTTTTTTTACCGACATATTAAAAGTTTTTTACACATGATATATCGCATGATAGAAAGAAAGTTTATTTAATATATATCGGATATGATTGGAGACAAATTTAATTTCGAAGACGTCTTTTTCAGAGATCTCACCGTTTGTGTGCTGGATACTCTAGAAGGACAGATAAAATGGACGAACCGCTTCACATCAGGAGACTTGTTCGTTCAGGTTCCTATATATTACTCGCTTACTGGTGACGAGAGGTTTCTTTTGGACTCTTTTTCTGACGACATCGTTTCGGAAAACAGGTTCATAGAGCTCAACACGGATCTGATACCTAGAGGACACCTTACCATGACTGGATTCAACATAAAGTCTGACGAGTTCGCGAATCCGAACGTCTGGCTTAGGATGGTCGTGGAGAACGAGGTCGAGATAAGAAAGGTTCTTTCGAAGGTCAGGGCGGTGCCGATAACGGTAAACTACGATCTGGAAATAACCTTATCTAGCGAAATCGATACCTTCAAATGTAGCCAGGCGATATTGGACACTCTATGGATCTACAAGTTCATGTATTTCGAACACAATTTCATGAACATAGACGCGGTCCTCATCATGCCAGACTCCAATAGCATAGAGATGAGCAGAGAGAAGAACCTGACGAGCGACAACAACATCAAATTGAAATGCTCATTCACTGTAGAGACTTACTACCCTGCCTTTAGAAGAGACCGAGTAGTCGCAGAAGGATATCCAAGAGAATATGGATCAGGCATGAAAGATTCCAACGGATTTGGATTGACAGGAGGATTTTCCAACTATTTCGATCAGCCTCGAGGATCTGGACAGCCTTGGATAAACGGCCCGTTCAACCCGAACAATCCACTTCCACAATATGGACAGACTGGTAGTTTCTACAATACCGGAGCAGGAGCAAATCCTTCGGATCCTTATGGAACCTTCGCACAAGACGGATACGCAATCACTCCTAAGAGGACAAGATGGTTCAACAACATACTCAAGTCTAGAGAAAGATCGAGCAGTGCCAACACGGATCCGGTGACCGGACAGCAGAATGTGACGCCGAGAAACCCGAATCGATAAAAATAGAAAAAAACGGCTTTTTGTAGTTAATATATACTCTATAAACATAAAAAAAATATTAAAAAATATGAAGAATCTTAAACTCGAATTGTTTAACTTTAAGAAAAATCTAGATCTTGGTCAAGAGGAGATTTCTGTAATAGTTGAAGGACATATGAATGCTTGCAACGAAGCTTCAGAGAAAGCCATCGTTCAATCATTGAATGAAAGACTAAAGCCTTATACATACGACAAAGACGTAAAGTCTCTATTGGAGTCGCTAAACAATGATATGGTGAGCCACGAATTGCTGTATGAGTTGAAAAACCTATACAACGTTCTTAACACAAAGAACAGCGGCGAGCTTTACAGACAGCCGATTAACGTGCTTTTGCAGACTATCAACCTTGAGACAGATCAAGACAGAATGTCTAAAGTTTTGAACGAGCTTGCAGTCTATGACTGGGTTCCAGAAATCAAATTGTTCGTGCATAATTTGACAAAATCGCCAGAGCAAAGAACTAACTTGCTAAGCGGTGGAAAAGGAGAATCTATCTTCACGATTGTTGAGTCTGTAGAAGACGGACATATCGCTTTAGTTAGAGATTCTTGGTTTCTTTTAAGCGAAAACGTAATCGAAAAAACATTGGTTGAAAACCACGTAAAAGACGAAGAGTCTTTAAAATCTTTGAGAATGTTGGAGACTGCTATGAAATACGCGTCTGTTACAGAAGATAGAGTAAACTTCAGAATTTCTGAGTATTTGACAATCGGATTGTCTGTAGCTAAGAAAGGAAAAGTATTCATCAACGATGACGAGATGAACGACGAGACTACATTAGAAAGCTTGTTCAACTCTCCAATCGTTCCAATCGTTAACAAAAACTTCTACCCAATCTTACTTGAGGTTTCTAAAAACCTTGACAAATTCGTTGAGCTAGACGTTGTTAAAAGAGTGAACAACTTAATCAACCCATATTTAGAGTGTTTCGCGTTCAACTATAAAAAAGCTACTTTCTTATACAGATGTGACGAAAGATATGGCAACTCATTCTTCAAATACGAATCTGCGTTAGAATTGGTAAACGAAGTAAGAAACGAGCTTAACTATGACTTGACTTATTTCTTCGAAAACAAATTAGGCAAAGAGTTAGTTGTTAAAAGAAAACTAGAAGACAAAGAAAGAGAAGTGACTCTTAAATTAGAAGACGTCAGCTTCAACATCGAAAAGCTTAAAGGATCTATGAAAATGATTGGAGAGTCTGAAGTGTTGACTACCGCTCTTAAAAACCTAGAAAAGAGAAAGACTGTCCTAGACGCTGAGCTATATGGAGTAAAAGAATTGCAGTATAAAGAAAGAACGAAATTTTAATATCTTTCTTACGAATATATAGAAAATCCCCTTTATGGGGATTTTCTTGTTTTATAAACTTTTTAATGATAAATCTCTATAACATGAAAGCATCTAAAAATCCTTATGGATTCAAAAAAATAAAATGCTTATTAATGTACTTAAACAATAGAGAACTTTACATAGAACTGGTAGTCAGCAAGGCACAGGGAAGACTTACAAGGCCCGCTCAGCAAATGCTGGAGCTTCTGGCGAAGAAAACAATAAAAAAGATGAGATACTGGTCAAACGACGATAAGATGGACTGCTACCAAAGCGGACTACTTTATGTTTTCCAGAACTGGTACAATTTCAACGAAGAAAAGTCGGTAAACGCGTTTGCTTATTTCACCGAAATATTCAAGAGAGGTATTGCGAAGGGATATAACGATCTCTATAAAAAGAAAGGTGACAACGAGCATCAGATAAGACTTATCTCTATAGAAGGTTCAAATGACGGAATGGGGCTACATTCTTTATAACTAGAAAAGGAGACCGAAGTCTCCTTTTTTTTCTACCTAACCGTATATTTATCGGCTGTTAGTAGCCGCCCATTCAGCTGTATATGGGAGAGCTGGCAACCACCATCATAAGACGTATTCGGACATCATCCTCATTCTAAGCTACCGCAAAACATAAGTTTCACTCGATTTTTTGTAGGGAAACCGCAAACCCTTTGGCAAGTCAAAGATATATATAATTTTCTTGCCGACACAGAATAATAAAATATAAAATTTCATAAACTTTTGCTATCTTCGCATATAAGATCTATAACAACTTTTATCATGAACAAGATTATTTTACAGATTTGGGAAGAATCGGAAAGAGGCTGGGGAACTCGGCCAGACGGGTGCTCTATGCACGCGGATTCTAAAGAGAGAGAAAATTACATACAGGCTGTCTACGAAAGTAGGAAGTCTGACACATCCATACCGCATGAATATGATAGGATCGTCGGAGAAGGCGTAGAGGCATTCATAGAAGACGCGCTGTTCGAGCTCGTTCAGAAAGAAAAGTCCGTTAGGCTCACGCAATATCAGATGAACAATCTCATGGGAATGGAAGAAATAACAATAAAAGAGATATGATCGAGATATTCTATTCTATGCTCGCGGCCTTTATATTCGCGGAAATATACCACTTCATGAACAGGAAGAGGCTAGACTTAATATTCAAGAAAAAGATTTTGAATTCTATAAAAAAGATAGATGTCGTCTTCTACATATCGAAGACGCTTTCCATATTTTGGCCGATAATAGGATTGTTTTCAAGCTACGACGATATGTTTATGCTTCTCATAGTCGTAAACCTCGCCAAATTCGCGTTATACCATATCAGCGGAGTAATCTATAAGGCTTATATCATGTGCCTGCCTTGGATAAACATCGCTATCTATATAGCTATATTAGCCTATAAGATAATATCTATTATACACTAAAGTTTTTTAGGTTTTCCTCGGTTATTATGATGAACGAGAATCCCTTTTTGTTGCACCAGTTTATCATCGTCTCCCATTTTTGCTTGTTCTTATAAGCCATCTTCAGGTCGTACTCAAAGCTTTTTAGCTTCTTCATTCCTTTATCGGGAACCGTGAGCTTGCCTTCTGTAAGAGCTATAACCATCTTGTATTCTTTCATAGGCTTGACCTCGACCACGACTTCTTTCAAGACGCCGTCTGCTCCTCTCATTCTGTAGAAGAAGTCTGGGTAGTATCTATGTGCCTTTATTCTCGAGTCTCCGTTTTCGAAGTGAGTCATCTGATAAGGTATTTCTAGGCATTCTGCGCCCCATTGGAATATTTCTTCTTTAAGATCCAACCAGACCATTATCTTTTGCTCCCAAGAGCTTCTGTAATAGACTCCGCCTTGCGCGTTCAGCTTTAGCACTTTGTCTTTGTTGGTCGGTATGAAGTTTCCACCATGGTATTTGCTGTTGTTGGGCTTGGAATTTATCATGCAGTCGATTCTTTTTATTTATATATAAAAGAAAAAACTTTACATATGGGTGCATTGGAAGAAAGAGTTCGATTGAACCTGCTGGTTTATGGAAACGGGATAGAGGAAAACTTCAGGAACAATTCGTTCTTCTTCGCGGAAAAATACTCGAAAAGCGACAAAATGGTGACCTCTAAAGGCACTGCTGATATACAGGCAGGAGGATTCTACTTCCTTCACTATCTAGACGACTCGAATTGGATGAAGTATTCTCCGGTATTCGTCGTGGAACAGAGGAATTTTGGAAACCAGATCGTTGTGATGGCAGTGAATCTAAACTTCATACCTTTGGAGATAAGAGCTCTGATATTCGACAAATACATAATCGAAGAGTATTTCGAAAAAGATTCTTTTCTGAAAGTAGACTATGTCGGTATGTACAAAGAGCTTGTCAGGTTTGGTTTCGAATACGCGCTTATGGAATACAACGCGATACAGATAAAGATGGTACACAAGATACACATGGAAATGCTGCCTAGATTCTTTTTCTCGCAGCATCCCAAGGCGACATACGATCCAAAGAAGCTTATGGAGATATGGCAGAAAAAGCTAGAAACCAAGTCTCAGAGAAACCAAGAGATGATGAAGTCTATGATAGACGAATTCTATGACATAAACAACGATATATCAGATAAATACAAAGTCATGAAAGGTCATATAGATAGGATACAAAAAAGCCTTAAAAAGTATGGTGGGAAGTAAAAAAGGCATATCTTTGTAGAGTAAAAAAACGAAAAAAAAATCTCTTTTATGAAATACTCTACTTACATATCAGCAGCGGAAAAACTATCATCTTTCGGACAAAAGCAAAAGGCGATCGATCTTATCGACCATGCAAACGATTTGGAGAGAAAAAAAATAAACAATCTCAAATTCAATATACTGGTCGGAGAAGTTAGACCATTCAAGAACGCGAAGTTCCATTCTGCTCTTATAGTAAAGGAAAAAGAAGCGAACACGATTATGTGCATCTTTCAATCAGACACGAACACTCATCGTGTAAATGCCAAGATAAAGCAAGGCGGAGAGATTAGATGGTCGGACGGAAACCTGTTCTTAGATCGCCAATCGGTGAAGTCTTATGAAAAGCTATTAGGACATCTTACAAACTACAGGAACGACGTTCAGAAGCTACTTGGCGACATCGATGTAAATCGAGACGAATTGAAAGTCGTAAACAGAAGCTTCTATATCTAAAAAAAATATCCGAAAAAAGGGTAGCGTTTGCTACCCTTTTTTTATGTTCCTAAGATTCTGGCCTCGGAGAGGGGCTCGATATTTTATATATACCTTAAAATTTTAATAATTTTAATGGCATCATATAATTACAATAGCAACAAAGAAGGACAGGGCATGGGCTTCGTAAACTCAGCGGTAGAGAACAAAGGACTCTTCAGCCGGATATTGAGAACACTGTCGAACTATGGCATGAACTATGATGATATGATTATCAGGAACCAGGTAGGTATCGGAATCAATGAAGATCCATACGCTGCCAAAGGAAATTCGATGTATGATTTTTTTAGTCAAAGGGCCGTCGCGTCTGTTCTAAACAGGAAATCGATTCCTTACCTAGACAAGGCATATGGCGACAAGAGAAGGATTCTTAGAGAATATTCTATCAAGGACGAGATAAGAGACATGGTCAGCGCAGTCGCTGACGAATGCATCGTATACAACGACGATAGAGACTTTTGTTCACCTAGGCCGATTTCTAACGACTATTCTCAAGAAATAACCGACAAATACCAAGAATATTTTGAAAAGATATACAGCAAGTATGGATTCTCTGATAGCATAACCGCATGGAACATGATGAAAGACTTTCTCATAGACGGCTATGTCGCGATCGAGATTGTATATGACGACAAGAAGAAGAATATCATCGCTTTCAACAGGCTTAGACCAGAAACGCTTGTTCCTGCATACGAGCCAAACGTAGGACACCTTTGGATACAGTTTCCTGAAGATCCTCAATTGAGAAGGATCTTCCTAGATTCACAGATTGTCTTTGTTTCCTATTCTACACAAAATGATTATTCTGAAACTTCTTATGTAGAAGGACTTATCAAGCCATACAATCAATTGAAGATTCTCGAGCAGACTCGAATCATGTTCAACGTGATAAACGCGACGATATATCAAAAGTTTACTATTCCAATCAAAGGCCTTTCTAGACAAAGGGCAGAAGAACAGATTGGACAACTTATTCATGACTATTCGGAAGAAGTCGAATGGGATGATACATTGGGAACGCTTACTCTTAACGGGGCGAAGCATCTTCCATACAACAAGCAGATATGGTTTCCAGAAGGAGACGGAGGAACTCCAAATATGGAGCTTGTCTCTCCACAAGGACATGACCTCAACGAGGAATCTATGCTAAAATGGTTTCACCAGGCGCTTAAAAGAGCATCTAAAATTCCATTGACCCGATTCGAAGGCGAAAGCGGTGGAGGAAATCTCGTAGACGGCGCTGCCGAGATGACGAGAGACGAAATCAAATTCCATAACTTTATCGGAAGAATTAGAGCAAACTTCAAAGAGCTTATAGTCAAGCCTCTAAAGCTGCAGATGCTTATCGAGTTTCCTGAGCTGAAAGAAGATGAGATTATTCTTAACCAGATGGATATCGTTTTCTACACGAACCAGATATTCGAGGAGTGGAAGAAGATAAACAACTTGGCAAAGAGAGCCGAAGCGATAACCACGCTTACTGGTATCATGAATGGCGAGAAGCCTTATTTCCACATCGAATGGATTATGGACAACGTATTCAAGCTTACTCCAGAAGAAAAGGCGGAAAACCTAAAATACTGGGCAAAAGATGGTCTTGGTGGTGTTGGCGCTGGACCGGAAGGTGGTGCTGGATCAGAAGGAGGAATGCCTGCACAAGGCGGTAGCGAAATGCCTGCCCAAGGAGGTGCTCAAGCTGCTCCTGAAGCTCCTGCACAAGGTGGTGGTCAAGCTGCACCTGAAGCTCCTGCACAAGGCGGTGGAGAATTCGAATTCTAAAAGAATTCTTTCTTTAACAACAGATAAAAAGAAAGCCACTCAATCGAGTGGCTTTTTTATGCTGCGTTATTTTCGGGCGAGTCTACATAGAAGTAGACTATATTTCCATCCGATACATGCTGTCTAATCTCTATAGGAACCAATGCTGCCATCAAATCCCTTACAATCTTTCCCATCGGAGTCTCCAATGCTATGCATTTCAGAGTGAGCTTCAGCACTTTTTCTTCTTTCAGTATGAATCGGATGCTTTTTATCTCTAGCGCAGTAAGCTGAATAGATGCTATCTTCTCCTCGCATCCAAGAGGCACTCGCATAGATATCGACTCTATGTCGAATTGTATCTTTTTCCCAGACTCTAGAAGGTTCGCTAGCCTTATCTCTCTCTTGAAGCCTTTCCATTCTCTATGTCTAGACATCATATTTTCGTATTGGTCGAGAGTGTTGTCTGCTAGCGACACCTCTATGTCGAATGGCTTCATATTTAGAATCTTGTGAAATTTATCTGCCTTTTTTCTAGGTCGACCGATGCCACCACCACTTTAATAGGATCCCCAAGCCTGATCTGGTCTCCAAGCTCGTTGCTCGCGAAGTATTTGTCTACGTTCGCCGTCCATTTTCCGTTCAACGTCTCTAGCCTTATCATGCCCTCGCATTTGTTTTCCTCTATTTCCGCATAGATTCCTCTCTCCATCACTCCGGTTACGATTCCGTCGAATACTTGCCCGACTTTGTCTTGCAGATATTCAATCTGCTTGTACTTTATAGATTCTCGCTGCGCCTTGGATGCTATCAGCTCTCTGCTAGAGCACCATTTTGCCTGATCTTCTATGACCGTAGGATTTCCCTGCTTGTTGGTGGTCAGTCTATCGAATAGTATCCTGTGAGTTATGAGGTCGGGATATCTCCTTATCGGCGATGTGAAGTGCGAATAGTGAGTGAAACCCAATCCATAGTGTCCTATGTTCTTTATGGTATATACCGCTTTTGACATCGATCTAGTAACCAGCGTCTCGATCATGTTTTCTTCTGGCTTTCCTTTGATTTCCTTTAGAAGCTGGTTTAGGTTCTTCTTCAGCGAGTCTCCTTCATCGTCTAGCTCTAGCGTGTATCCAAAGTTGGTACATATGCTCTGAAGTGCTGCCAGCTTTTCTCCGTTCGGTCGGTCGTGAACTCTGTATACGTTGTGCCATTGGTCTGTGGCAAGCCGCTTGGCGACAGACTTGTTCGCCAGAAGCATGTATTCTTCGATAAGCTTGTTCGCTTCTTTCTGCTCTTTGAAGTAGACTCCTATCGGCTTTTTGTTGTCTTCTGCCAGAACGAACTTCACTTCCAATCCACCCATCTCGATAGATCCTTCTTTTATCCTGGACTTTCTTATTTTTCTCGCCATAGAGTCTAGCTGCCTGATTTCTCTGAAATAGTCTCCATCCAACCCTTCGATTATATCTTGTGCCTCTTCATATGCGAACCTTCTATCAGAGTGTATGACGGTCTTTCCCTGCCAAGTGTCTTTTATGTTTCCGTCTTTGTCTAGAGTTAGAACTACCGAGAACGCAAGCCTGTCCACGTTTGGCTTCAAAGAGCATATCCCGTTTGAGAGCCTCTCTGGGAGCATAGGCACGCATCTATCTACTAGATATACCGAAGTGGCTCTCTTGAACGCTTCTTTGTCCAGCTCTGTCCCTGACTTTACGTAGTGCGAGACGTCTGCTATGTGAATACCGACTTCTATGTTGTTTAGATCTCTCATGTCGATAGATATGGCGTCGTCGAAATCCTTGGCATCTACCGGGTCTATCGTTATAGTGACGGTGGATCGCATGTCTCTTCTCGACTTTATCTCGTCCTCGCTAATCTCTTCGGGAACGAGCTCTGATTCGTCTATGACTTCTTGTGGAAATTCGACTGGTAGGCCGTATTCGTACATTATCGCGTTCATCTCTGCGTTGTTTTCTCCTGAACGCCCAAGAATTTTCTTGATCTTTCCTCTTGGTGACTTCTTTCCGAGATCCCAGTCTAGAAACTCTACAAGGACTTTTTGTCCGTTTTCTATATTCTCGCTTCCTTTTATATAGAAGTCTACTATCATCCTGTTGCTGTCTGGTACAACGAATACGGTCTCGCCGTTTACCTGTGCTGTTCCGGCGAATTCCGTCTTGTATCTGGATATCGTTTCAATCACTTTTCCCTCAAGCTTTTTCTGTCCTTGGAATATCTCGACTCTTGCCGTGTCCAGGTGAAGCGCGTTGGCGGTCTTCTTCTTGTGTATGAAGATTTCCCTGCCGTCTATCTTTATGGTGGCGTTTCCCGACATGGAGAATTCCAATTGCGACTCGAATATGTCGCCTTCTTTGATTTTATTCATCTTTTTTGTTCTTTTTTGAGATATTGTCGACCCCGTATTTCTTTATAAGGGTGTTTTTCATCTTCGACAATACTTTTTTGTTCTGTATGGGGTAGTCTACTCCGAAGTTCTTTCTCAGCGTTTCCTTTCGCTTGGTCTCCGAGCATTTTCTACAGGAATAGTCTCCCCACTTTTCGTTGTCGTATTTTAGGTAGTTTTTGTATATGACTTCTTTCTCTATTCCACAGCCGTCGCATTTGCACTTTACTTTATAATGCGATCCGTTCGGCAGCAACTCTACCGGTATGGTTATGGTCTCGCCAATCGAGATGTCATATCCCAATTCTTCGTAGTACTGATAGTTAGACTCGTTTATTTTTATTTCAATTTCTCTTGTAAGTATCATGTCTCTATGGTATATGGATATAAAAAATCCACCTATTCCTTTTATTTACAAAACAAGGTTTAGTTTATAATATCTGCTAAATATTTTCTTATAAAAAACACGATTGAATGATTTGAACTACAGTGTATAGTTTAATAGTTAGAATATTGTCGAGACAAAAAAATAGATTATTTTTTTTTAATATATAAATCATGGGAAAGTCATTAGAAGAAGTTTGGGAAAATATGCAAAAAGATTTAAAGTATAGAAGAGAATCTGAAATTGCTAAAGAAAAAGAATTGCTTGAAATAAGTGAAAGACAAAGAAAAGAATACTTAAAGAGAAATCGAATTTATGAGTCTTTGTCTAATATCAATACCAATTCCACATCATCTGCAGGTGGTAGTGGAACACCGACACTTGAATTTATATCAATAGTAGATACAATTTGGCTTTATCCACAAGTTGATTTAGATTATGTAACCGGAATAGCCCCTGGTTTAACTATATCTTTTACTAAATCCGAAAATACATATACTTTTGAAACATTTTCTGATTTAACAAACTTTTATGATCAACTTTTTATTAGCACAGAGGTTAATCAACCTATTGGTAACGTAGGTTATTCATTAGGAGTTGGAACAATTACAAGAGCTAAAGCAAATCAAAAATTATATTTCAAATTAGAATCTGGAATAACTGTAGTTGAGTTTCATTTAATGACTCAGATAACAAATCAATCCGAATTGCCGGTTGGTGGTGATTCGCCAGATGGTACTATTGGATGGGGTTTAACATATTGTGATTGGAATTTAGATGGTATTCCAGATACAACTAGTGCAAGTCCTCCTCCTTCTACCTACTGCGATCCTTTAAGATTTAGATTAAATAGTTAACATCACAGATATTCATTGAAGTAATTTCGATAAAGTAAAATATGGTTCTACCGAACAAACCAAACACTCAATACCATTGGGAAGTTTATTCAATTTTGATTTATTCTATCGATATAATATTTTACCATAAAAAATCCATCTTTGAAATTTCTACAGATTTATAGGTTTATATATACTCTAATAATTATACAAAAAAAAACACTTATTTCATGAAACCAGTTCTAATTGTAGAAAATTCAACGAACTCTCTTGTAAGAGAAAGTTCAAGCACTGGTAAGAAGGACTATATTTTAGGTGGTACGTTTACTGAGTTCGGAGTCAAAAACCGAAACGAAAGAATATATACTGCTGCAAAATTCCTTCCTGCTTTAGAGGAGATGAACGAAAGAATGAACAATCTTGGAATTGTCTACGGTGAATTCGATCACCCGGATGTTTTCGATACTTCGCTTTCAAGAGCTTCTCACGTAATAACGAAAGCTAATTACGTAAAAGAATCAAACTTGGTTGAAGGTGAAATCAGATTATTGAGCACTTATTGGGGAAAAGAGGCAAAATCGTTGGTTGACGATGGTTGTCCTATTTTCGTTTCATCAAGAGCCGCCGGTATTACCGAATCTGACGGAACCGTATCATTGAAGAAGCTATTCACTTATGACATCGTTGCGGACCCAGGTTTCGCATCGGCGAAGATGAGCGTAAAGATTCTTAATGAGTCGCTAGGTTACAAAGACCCACAATCTAACTTTAGGATATACGATTTATCCAATGAGTCAAAAACGGAAGAGTTATTTAATATGAACAACAACGAATTTGTTACTAAACAACAACTGACCGATTACTCTCAGTATTTGGTTAAAGAGTTGGCGTCAACTAAAAAAGAAGTTAAGACCGCCATTACTAAAGGGAATATGAACCCTAAAAAACTTGAGCAATTGCTTGAGTATTATGATGAATTGAACAGCACTAACTCACAAGTAGTTAAATATTTAGACTATTTGGCAGAGAAAGTTCAAATCATGGTAAACGAAAACAAATCTTTAAAAGAAACTACAGACAAATTGATCAAACACAACGATTATTTAGCTGAGAATCTTGAAAAGGCAGTAAACTATTCTGAATATCTAGCTGAAAACTTAGACAAGTCTATCGCTTACGGAGAATATGTTGCTGAAAACTTAGACAAAAACATCGCTTACTCTGAGTACGTTGCTGAGAACTTAGACAAAAACATTTCTTACACAGAATATGTTGCTGAGAACTTAGAAAAGAACATCGCGTATTCTGAATACTTGGCAGAAAACTTAGACAAGAACATCGCTTACTCTGAATATATCGCTGAGAACTTAGACAAATCTATCTCTTATGGCGAGTATATCGCTGAGCACGTTGATAACTCTATCGCTTACTCTGAATACTTGGCTGAGCACGTTGAAGGTAACATCGCTTACTCTGAATACATCGCTGAACACTTAGATGACAACATCGCTTACTCTGAATATATCGCTGAGAACTTAGACAAATCTATCTCTTACCAAGGATTGATCGTTGAGAAATTAAACGGTGGAAAATTGAACGAATCAGAAGGAGCTTTCCCATCATTGAATGCAGCTGGATTCGAAGATCTTGAAGAAGAGAAAGAAGAAGAAAATGCAGAAGAAAATGCTTATGCTTCTGAGGAAGAAAGCGAAGAAGAAAAAGTAGAAGAAAATGCTTATGCTTCTGAGGAAGAAAACGAAGAAGAAAACGGAATCGCAGAAATTGCACCGGAGCATGTTCACGCACACGAAGAAAACGAAGAAGTAGAAGAAGATGAAGACTGTGGACCAAACGAATATGAGGTAAACGGTAGTTCTGATTCAGAATTGTCAGAATCTATTGATAAATTAATCGAAGAAGCTAAAAAACGTAAAGTTTCTGAGACATCAGATTTGAATTTCTTGAAGTTCATGTCTAAATCACAAGTTGATAGCTACTATGCTTTGACTAACGAAGAACAAGATACAGTAAAGTTGCACATAAACGAAAGCAGCTACTTCACACAAAAAGAAGTATTGTCATTGATCTCTGAAGCGCTATCTGCTAAAAACGAATCTCTTGAAGAAAGAGTAATCAGAATGATGCCTGAGAACACAAAGGCTATCTGGGAACAAATGAACGAATCAGCGAAAAAATCTATCATTTCACAAGCTAGATTATATCCTGCAGAAGTTCTAACGACCGAAGGTCAAGTTGAGCATTTCTGGGCGACTAGAAACCTCAAAAAAAACGAATCAGTATCTAAAAAACTAGTTTCTCACGAAGCTCTTATCCAAGAAGATAAGCTGTCTGACAATGACGTTACTGCTATTATGGAAAGATTCAAAAACGTATAATCCATAAAAAGTCCATGCCTGTGAAATTAAGGTTTTTGGACGATATATATAGATTATTAGAAAAAACAAAAAACAAAAAAAAAACAAAATTAATTATGTCACACATTAGAATAGACAAAGCGAAAGCTACAAAGAAATGGGCTCCGGTTTTAGAGAACATGGGAGTTACAGGTGATAGAGTTGAATGGATGGCTGAATACGCTGAATTTCACTCAATCAACGAAAATGCATACGTAAACGCATCTAACGTTGCTGGTATGGGTGGTGTATTGGCTGCACAACCTGGATATTATTCAGGACAAACTAACGGTTTAGCTGCTGGTGCAGTAACTGGATCAGGAGACGTAGGACAAAACTTATTGCCAGTAGCTATGAAAATCGCTGCTCAAACAATCGGTTTAGACTTAGTTGCTGTTAAGCCAACTCCAGGTCCGAAAATCGACTTACTTTACATCGATTTCCAATACGATGACACTAGATTAGGTGATCAATCAGAAAGACCACAAGTTTTCAAATTAAACTTAGCATCTGCTACTTTGACTACAGTTTCTGCTGCGATCAGAGTTGAGCTTGCAAAAACTGCTGCAACATACAACGCTGTTAGCGAAGTAACTGGTGGATTGAACGGTGGTAGATTGTTCGCGACTATCGCAACTGCTTCTACTATTTCTGGAGCTCCTACTGCAGGAACTTTCTCTAGATTAGACGATATCAACGGTGGTTCTAGAGCAGGTGTTGTTGAGTTCTTAGGATTCTCAAGAATCGATGGTTTCCCAATCTTCAGAGCATTCAGACAAGCTAACACTGCACACACTGCTGTTGCAAGTGCTACTACATTATGGGATTTCGACGCAACAAGAAACACTTTCAACTCTACTGCCGCAATGACTGCACAAATCGTCCTTGTAGGTAACGTTGCTGCAACAGGAACTGTTGAGCTAGTATCTGCATTAGAAGACCATATCCCAGGTTTCTCAACAAACTTCGGAGCTGTTCCTCCTACTGCTGCACAAGGTGCTTACCCAATGTCAAGATCAGAAGACGATGATTCTTACGCAGGAGTTATCGGACCAAAAATCTCTTCTAAAACAGTTGCAGTTGGTACTATCGAAGTATCTTCAGCTTTAAGAAGAACTGAGATCGAAGACATCAAAGCTAACACTGGTATGGATATCGTTCAAAAAATGGAATCTATCCTTGTTAACGAATTGTCTCAAACAATCTCTAAACAAATCGTTGCGAAAATCTTCGAAATGGGTTCATTAAACAGAACTTCTGCGCCTTTAGCTACTGGTAAAACTTCAGTTTCTGCTACTGCATCTACAATCTTCGATTTAGATACATCTTATGTTAACGCTATGGCTGGTGGAGAGACTACTCACGCTGTTCAAAGAAAATTGATCACTAAAATCGCTCACGCTTCTAACTTCATCGCTACAGAAGGAAGAGTAGGACCTGCTCAATACCTTGTAACAAACGGAGGTTTAGCTGCTGCTTTACAAGATATCGCTGGTTACACTATCAACCCAGTTAAATCTAAATTAAACGGTCAAGGTCAGTTATATCCAGTAGGTTCAATCGGAGATATCGCTATCTATGTTGATCCATACATGAAATACAACGACAACAGAATCGTTTTGGGTAGAAAAAACAACCCAGACCAACCAGGTATCATCTTCGTACCTTACTTGATGGCACAATCTATCTCAGTTATTTCTGAAGCTACTTTTGCTCCAAGAATGTTACTAAGATCTAGATACGCAGTTGCCGAAGTGGGATGGTTTCCACAAAAACAGTTTATGACTTTAGTTGTAACTGACAACGCTCAGTATTTAAACTAATCTTAATAAATGCATTGAAAAAGCCCCTCTTATCGAGGGGCTTTTTTATTAAACTTATTTTTCTGTTTTATATAGAAATACAAAGGGGCAAATGTTTCTTTTAATATATACCATATGAGAGAAGATAGAAAAAAAACTATATTAGAAATACTGGATGGCTCGTCGTCTAGATTGCGAGAATCATTCTTTGACAAGAATTATACTGATTTAAAAAAGTCAATAGACGATTTTTGTATAAATATCGATAATATATCATTTAAAGAAAAGATGTGGCATTGGACAAATGATATAGACGTACCATTTACTTGCAAATGTGGCAAAGGCACGACATTTAACAAGAATTGGTTAGACGGATATAGGCAATATTGCTCTGCAAAATGTGCACAATCTGATAAGGCAACAAAAGACAAAAGACAAAAGACTACCTTAGAAAAGTATGGAGTTACCAATGTCGCAAAGAATTCGAATATCAAAAAGAAGGCAGAAGAAACCAATTTGGAAAGATATGGTACAAAGTCGTCATTCCAAAACGAAGATGTTAAGGAAAAATGGAAAAAAAATATCAAAGAAAAGTATGGTGTCGACCATATATCACAACTAGAAATTTTTAAAGAAAAGCGTAGAGAGTCCATTTTAGAAAAATACGGAAAAGAACATTTCTCACAAACAGAAGAATATAAGAATATGTGTGTAGAGACTAATAATTTAAAATATGGTGTCGACTGGTATACGCAAACCGACGATTATAAAGAAAAGACTTTGATTACAAACTTAGAGAAGCATGGTGTAACACATTACTCAAAAACGAATGAATACAAAGATATTGTCAAGAAGACAAATCTCGACAGATATGGCGCTGAGTGGTATTGCCAAAGCTCTGATTTCAAAGAAAAGAAAAAAGAAACAAATATAGAAAGGTATGGAGTCGACCACCATACAAAATCATCAGATTACAACGAAAAGATTAAACTGATGAGCATAGAGAAGCACGGCGTTGACAACATACAAAAATCCGAAATTTATAGAAAAAAGACATATGATATCGCAAAGAATCCATTTTATATAAAATATATCGATTCATCATTGAGCTTGTTCAATTGTGACTGTGGAAATGAACACACGTTTGAAATATATGTCGACAATTATATAAAAAGAAATAAAGAAAACAATCCACTATGCACTATATGCCATCCTATATCAGCAAAATCTTCAATCAAAGAGAAAGTTTTATATGAATTTATAGAAAGCGTATATAGTGGCGAGATAATACCAGGATATAGAGACGGGCTAGAAATCGATATCTATTTGCCAGAACTAAAATTAGGATTCGAATTCAATGGATTATATTGGCACTCGAACAAGTACAAGGAAAAAAACTATCACATCGACAAAACAAAACACTTTCTTGACAAAGAAATTAGAATCGTACATATATGGGAAGACGATTGGATATTTAGAAGAGAAGTAGTCGAATCTCAAATATCAAATCTAGTCAGCAACACAAATATCAAAATTTTTGCAAGAAAATGCAATATAGCCGAGGTAGACACCAAAGAATCTTCTTCTTTTTTAGAGGAAAACCATATACAAGGCAAAGTAAACAGCAGTCTTAAGCTAGGATTATTTCACAATGAAATATTAGTTAGTATAATGACTTTTGATCACTTTGAGGGTAGAAATTTGATGTCAGATAATGGATGGAATCTAAATAGATTTTGTAGTAGTAGAAACACAAATGTGGTTGGTGGTGCATCAAAACTATTTGAATATTTTGTAAAAACATATAATCCGAGTCGTGTAATAAGTTATGCCGATAGAGATTGGTCAATAGGAAATCTATACTACAAGCTTGGTTTTAAAAAAATAGGAGAAAGCCAACCTGATTATAAATATCTAGTAGATGGACAAAGAGTACACAAATCCAGGTACAAGAAATCAAAAACAAAAACGATATTGACCGAATCTAAATATGCCTTAGAAAATAATATACTGAAAATATATGATTGTGGAAAGATAAAATTCGAAAAAATGATTTTAAAAAGCGGCTCTTAAAGAGCAGCTTTTTTGTTTTCTGTACTTAATATATAACCTATGAAAAATATAAACAATTTCAAGAGATTCTTGTCAGAAGGAAAGAAAAACATCTTCCCAAATATCAAAAAAATGGATATAGACGGATTCACGGTTTATGTCGGTGGAGATGCTAAGTCTAATGACCATCTTACGTTCAACATAGCAGATTCTTCTGATATATGGATGCATGCAAAGGGAATTCCTGGAAGTCATGTTATCATTGCAACAAAAGATATTATTCCTACCGAGACAACTCTTAAAAAGGTTGCAGAGTTCGCCAAGAAGAATAGCAAGGCAAAGAATGAAGAAAGTGTGACAGTTGTCTATTGCCAGAGGAGATTCGTAAAGAAAGAGCCAGGGATGAACGACGGACAGGTCAGCGTAGACTATGTCAACACACACGATATTAATATATAAACAAAACAAAAAGATATGGCAGAAAAAAAACCAATAAGAGTAGAGTTTTCCAAAGAGCTTCTGGATATTCTAAAAAAGCTAGAAAAGCAAAACAGCTACGTCGCGTTCGAGCTTATGTGGATGACCGAGCCAGACGCGGACTATTTCAACGGACTTAAGATAAAGAAAGCAGACGTCTCCAAAGTAGACTGGTGCTTCAGTGTCTCGTTCGAAGACGGGTCGAAGAACGATATGAAGATCGGAAAGTTCATCAGATACTTCTTCCAAAACGTCATAAACGACTTCGAGATAAGCAAATTCTCGAAAAGCTACAACAGCATTAAGAACGGAAAGCCAAACCAAGACGGAACTCCAATAAAAGTAGAGAAATTCGAGTATAGCCCTAAGAACCCGAGAAAGACTTTCCTCTCTCTCGTCACCAAGACCTATCCGCACGGAAACGAAGACGAGGTTCTTCAGTTCCTTCCTACGCTTCAGAAAGACATCGTAGGAAACTACTATACCATAATAGGCGGACACACCGAGACTATGTTCACGTGCCACCTAGACACCGCCGACAGAAAGCAGATGATAACCAATCTCCTTAGCGTAAAAGAAGGTGCAGACGAGATAATCGTCACAGACGGAAGCTCTGTGCTTGGCGCAGACGACAAGTCAGGAACGACTGTCATGCTCTATATGATGGAAAACAACGTTCCTGGCCTATACTACTTCTTCATCGGAGAAGAAAGAGGAGGAATCGGCTCGCACGCGCTCGCCGACGTGTTCGAAAGCGTTGACTATCTTAAAGACGTAAAGAGATGCGTCTCTTTCGACAGGAGAAACTACCACTCTATAATAACTTCGCAGATGGGAACAGAATGCTGCTCTCCAGAGT